CTGTTGCGGGGTATATGACGTTTCTTAATGGGTTAAACGTGCAGTAATTCCCCCGCACTTCACCACCCACACCGGTATCCGTCTGCGCCCCGTTGGTGGGAACGTCTACGAGGCTGTCGTTGCCTGCACCAGCGGCGACGGATAGGTTGTTTGGCGTCCAGTTATTGCCGTTGCCGGAGCTGTCTTTGCCCAGCGTGGTGGCAGTGGCTGCGGAGTTATCGCTGAAGTCGAGTTTCCAGCCTTGCGAGCCGTAAACACCAGCAAACTTTTTAGGTTGCCAGATACCGTTGGCATCGAACTCACCGAAGCTGGTGGGGTCTAGCGCTTGGCCGTCGATAAAGTGTATGTCGGCCAAATAGCCAGTGAAATAGCTGGCGTGATTGCCTATTTGATGTTCGGTTGTGGAGTTCCAGTCTGTATCTACGTTTTGAGATGGGTACGTTTCAGTACTGAATGTTGTAACCTGACTTCCGTTAACGTAAAACTTGACACGATTTGAAGCTGTCGCTTGGGTCGTATCTACAACAAAAATAAAATTATACCAAGCTGAATAGTCCCTAAAAACCTGTGTGGTAATTAGTCGAAACTGATACGAGCCAGAGTAGTTATAGAAGGTAATACCGTCGTTGCTATTAAAATAAGCTGTTGTTGCAGGATTAGAGCCGGAATATGTACTGAACAAGCCAATATCAGATCCCGTGGAAGCGCCTCGTTTTACCCAAAAACTTAGGGTCCACGTCTTGCGGTTGCCGGCTGATGCGGGGGTTCGACTAAGAAAACTGCTGTCGGCTGAGTTGAATCTCAGCGAACGTGAGATGGCGTAGCCACCACCACCTTCCTGCCCCAACAGGAGGCTGTTATTCAAGGCGCTCATTTCACGTCACCAATGAAGCGGACCGCAATGCGAGTCGTTGACTCAACGTGATAGGCCAGTAAATCAACAGCATTGGCCGTTGTGGTGAGCGTCGGTGCCGTGCCCCCTGGGAACTTGAAGACACTGTTATAGGCGAGTGTCCTGGAGCCGGTGCCGTCCTGGACGACACGGATCACACCGCTCTGACCAGCGACAACATTCGTCGGGGCACCAAGGGTGCGGTTGCCACCGAGCGTGACCTGGAACTGGTTGCCGAGGCTTAGGTCCGTGGCAATCGTTGCTGCATCGGTCAGCGTCACATAGGCGCCGCGTTGAGCTTTGGTGAAGGTCTGTGCAACGTTGGTCTTAGCAGTATCTGCATCATAAGCTTGAACAGTACTACCAATGGCACTAGAGGTAAGTATATTAGCATTATAAGCTTGTACACTTACACCAATATCACCTGCATCCAGTACGGCATTAGCACCAACTGACAAAGACACTGGTACATTAACAGCACCTGATGGATCCACAGTGAGACGTACAGTACCGCCAGTAACAAGTGCTAGTTCATCAGCACCAGGGTGTGCAAGACCAGTGTTTACATCACCATCAAAGGAGTAAACAGGTAGTGCAGTAGAGGTGCTATCATCAGCCTTTAGTTGGCCAGTAAGTGTGCCACCAGTAGTCTTAAGGTACCGACTATCGGAATCAGTTGCATAATAACGCACCCACACCCAAGTAGAAGTAGAGCTACTATAGTAGATCTCAACAGTAAGGCCACTATCCCCTATAAAGCCTACAGGAAGGCCGCTAAGTGGTGTAAAGCTTTGAATACCTGTGGAATCAGTAACACGCACTGCATCTCCATTAACTGGTGAAGCAGGAATAGCAGCTACGTTAGCTACAATAACATAAGCAAGCGCCTCAGCAGCAGCGTTAAGTGCAGCTGTAGCGTTAGTATTGGCCGTATTAGCTGTAGCAACAGCACTTGCTGCAGAAGCAGAAGCAGCATTAGCTGTACTCACGGCACTGTTAGCTGTACTTACTGCACTATTAGCTGTACTTACTGCACTATTGGCTGTACTTACTGCACTATTAGCAGTACTAGTTGCAGCATTAGCTGTTGCTGTAGCACTAGCCGAAGCAGTTAATGCGCTGTTAGCTGTTGATGTAGCACTAGCCGCGTTATTACTAGACTCTTGGGTTACATAAAGACCTTGAATAAAGTTATTATTAAGGTCCTGTGCTCTAATGGCAGAGCCAGAGTAGAAGGTAGCTGCTAGATCAGTGTCATCAGTTTGCCGATACACAACAATAGCAGCACCATTAGCTGGAGCATTGCCAGCTGTGAACAATACCTGACCACCAGTTTTAGTGGCGTAGTTAAGGCTCTGTAGGTTGTAGTGTGTACCAGCTGTCTTCAGGACACCAGCTACAGTGACCTTAATGTCAGTCGATTCAAGCCATTTAAAAGTAAAAGAAAATGGGCCTAAGTTAGACCCATCACCAGTGAATGTATTCTGTGTAGTTGCCATCTCTTAGGTTAGCGATACATTTGAGTAAGTCGTTCAATCTCTGCCTTACGACGATCAGCAGCTCGTGCAGCATCATCAATACGACCTTGCTTCATGAGGGTTTTATTGGTGAGTGATTCTTGGATAGAGCGCCACATAGGTTCATTATCCTGCTGCATACGCAACTCAGCTGCCTTCTGGGCTTGAGACATGATGTCATTCATCACAGAATAGACTTCACTTTGAGCTGCCTGTATCTCTTCAGATGGACGACCTTGTACTCGCATTGCACGAATACGATCCAGCTGATCGTTGTACTTCTTGTTCTTGCTGAGCTTATCAAATTCTTTCCACAGTTGCTGCTCACCGATGTACTTATACAGTACTTCGCGTTCCTGTGGGGTGTACTCATGGTTACCAGTAGAGTCTTTGCGAATCATTTGGACACCATCCCAGCCACTATCAATGAGCCACTGCCTCCATGGTTCCGTACCCTCACTGATCTTAACTGGGTTAACAGCATTAAGTGAACGGAGCACAGGGTTGTCAATGTCATTAAGAGGCTTACCTGTGTAGATATCAATTTGATCTGGTAGTTGGCTAGAGAATCCAGGAACCTTATTAGTTACGTATCCAATGAGATCATTGTAAATGTCCTTTTGGGAGCTTGTGATAGCATTGGAGACAACACCAAGAGCACCTGACATAGGAATAGCAGCTCGTACTTCATTAGCCAAGAACCTTGTAATAGCTGTTTCATCACCATTGGCAACAGCAACAACAGGCTCAAGGCCAGCCACCCAAGACTTATTAACAAAGGTAGCAGAGAGTGTCCACGCCAGCTTATCAACAAATGACTCGGTAAGAGTAGAACCAATATCACGCGAGTAATAAGCTAGGTCACCAACAAGAGTAAGGATAGTATCAAGTGGTTCGTAGCCAGCATAGCTGACCCACTTACCTGCAACATTGATTGTTTTAGGTTGCCACCCAAAGTTATCACGAAGCTTCTTACGCTCACCAGCATTAACAGGACCATTGCCACGGATATTGCCACCAAGAGCATAACCAAGCATAGAGGTAGACAGAAGAGCACCAAAGGCTACACGGCCACGATATTCAGCTTCAAGACCCTTAAAGATAGCCATACCGTTTGGTACACCATCATATGCAATGCCGTGCTCCATGAGAGCATCTTTGATCTTGTCAATGTCATCACCAGCCCACAGTACTTTAGAGTACCTATTCATACCAGGAATGGTAGCAATAGGTGTGTAAGACATAGCAGACTTAACACCATTAACACCTGTCTTGGGGAACATGAAGAACGGCTTCAAGATAGGCAGTTTATTGATACCACGGCTCAACCATGTAGCAGTCTCATCATCCAAATTAAGGGAAATCTCTCCAGCAGCATTCTTAGCAGCAGCATCCGTAAGATTACCTAGAGCATCAAAAGACTCATCATAAGCAATCTTCTCAGCCTTAGCTAGCTGTTGAGCAAGTTCAGCTCCCTTATAGCCAATACCATAAACCTCATCCCAAGCCCTAGCACGAGCAAGTTGAGAAGCAACAGTAGTCTGCACATAGGCATCAGCACTAATCATTGCATTAGTACCGTACTTAAGCCAACGCCAGTTACCAAGGTCATACAAGAACCTAGCAGACCTGTATTGGAAGAGGCGACCCCAGTTACCATCTTTTTCCCACACCTGTTCCATATCAGCTAAGGTGTCCCACAGGTTAGGGTTATAGTCAGTAACAAGGTCCTCACGTGCTAATTCACGGAAGTCAGTAGTAGCATCATTACCCCACTTACCATTATTCCAGGTACGCTTAAAGGTATCCCAGGAATCAGCAAGTGCCCTTTTGTTAACTTGCCAAAAAGCACCATAAACATGGGTAGCCTTACGGAGATCATCAACCGTATTTTTACCCATCAATGCTCCAATACCAGTTCCAAGGAAGGCATTATTGGTGCGGAGGGTAAGAGCAACAGTGTTACCAGTAATAGCCTTAAGAGCTGAAATACCAGACAACATGTTATTGTAACGTACTGACCACACACCTTGTGCAAAGGCATTAAGACCTTCATCACCACTTTTAAGAAGACCCATGGGGCTAAGTTGCTTAGCACTCCACTTCATCAGCTTATCAAGGGAGTCCACATCACCTTTAGATAATGCAAACGCATCGATAAGGGGTTGAGCAGCATCAGGACGATCACGAGCAATAGTGCGAATCATATCCCGATAGCCTTGTGCCTGAAGGTTCTTCTCTTGTACCTTAAGGTCAAACTGTTCTGTAATTTGACGGATAGCAGACTCTTTGTCAGGAGACTCCTTAAGGAACTTCTGCCAACGATCTTGGTTCTTAAGTGCCCAACCTGCGATGTACTTGTTGAGGGCATACTCTTCCATAAGGAAGGCAAGACGATCACCAAGCATCTCAGTAACACGACTAAGGTCAGCAGTCTCAGGGAATGCCTTATAACCCTCAGCAATGTCCGCTACTTCACGTCCTACGGTATCCATAGCACGAGCTGATGTTTCAGTTACAACTTGACCGATGTACTTATCAGTCAACTCACGCATAGCAAAGCCAATAGCTTCTGCTTGAACATCGTTGACATACTTAATCGAACGACCATCAAGCAAGTTCTTGACATCACGATTGTCGAGGAAAAGGTTCTTAAGATCTGATACCTTATCAGTACCAATGATATCATTGTAGATCTTCCAGGCAGCATCACTCATCTGAGCCTTGGTGTACCTAAAGCCCTCTACGGTTGCATCAAAGTTACCAGTAGCACGAGTACCTTCAGCCAGGTCTTCGATGATGTTACGCGATACAGCATTGCCCTTACTGAGGTCATAGTAAGCACGCTCAGATAGGATAGGAGCAGGAGTACCACCACTGTTACCAAGTTTGATAGCGGTAGTATCTGCCATATTACGAGCAATGTTACCAGGAGGGATACTAAGAGCAGCAGTAGAACCTTCAGGGAACATGTTGGGAGTGACCATAGGGTCAACACCACCAGCCCCTTCAGGATCGTCCATAAGGCGCCCTTTGCCTACCTCATCGATCTGACTATCCCGGCTGATCTGTTGACGCTCTACAAACGATTCTAGAGGGCTCTCAGTGAGTTCTGAGGCTCCGGTATCAGTGTACTGTTTACCGAGCTTACCAGCTTCACTGTCCAATCCCTTAATCTGCGCTTCAAGGTCACCAATACGTACACTCTGTTCAATCAGTTGAGCTTCATCGAGTGGAGCAATAGAAGAGACCTGAGCTAGCTCTTCTTGTAGAGCCATACGTTGCGTGTCAATCTCAGACAATCGAGTAGCAGTAGCAGCATCAGCATTAACAAGAACTTCAGAAGACATAAACTCCTGAGCAGTCTTATCATTAGGTTTAAACCAATCCATTACTCCACGACCTGCAGCCATAGAGTAACCAATGATGTCACCAACAATACTAATACCAGCTGATTCGTAAATGTTCTTCTGACGCCTTGCTTCAGGAGAATCAGTGTCCTTAACCACAAGGGCATCAGGAACAGGCAGCCAAGGGGCTGCTTCTTTCACAATCGTCGATACTGTCTCACCCTCAGATTGATCGCTAATGGCGTTAACAGCAACATCACCAGCAACGTTAATACCAAGAGCAGCTAAGCCACGAGCAACAGGACCACCAGCCATACCAGCAGTAGCGACACGTGATGCAGCACCAACACCAATACTAGGTACAAGAATAGAAGAGACTTCCCTTACCTTTTGAAAGCCAGGGTTCTTAAACTTTGTCTTAGCATCCCATGCATCATCAATCCACTCAGCACCAGGGATACGACCAATTAGATCAGCCCCGAAGTCAATGATACCCATACCGACTGAACCAAGTCCCTCAAGGGTACGTTGGGCATAGGTACCAATATCTTCACCAAGGGTAGCATTGGGATCACCACTACCATAAATGAAGCCACTACCTCGGTTGAGTGGTTGTTGGGGCTGTTGTTGGCCACCACCAGTAAGCTGTTGAATGGCTTGTTGCTGAGGAGACTTAACAGGTTGTACATTACCAGCAGCTTGATTCTCTGCTGGCGTAGCCTCCTTGTACATTGTCTGAGGAGCTGTCTGAGGACTATAAGCTGGAGCTGCCTGCTGTAAAGCTTGCTCTTCAGCAAGTGCTTCAGCTTCTAGACGCTTCAGTTCTTCTTCATCTACATAAGGGGTTTGTGTCATAGGGTTCTACCATGTAAGAAACTGAAACGCCGTCCATCCGGCAGTTGAATAACCAATTTATCTCCGTGTTGTGTACGAGATTTAGATACAATACGTGCTCCATTCTGCAGGAACACTTTAGAGCCTTTAGCTGTACCATAGTCAATACCATGTGAACCACGGGCTACATGACCAGCAAAGGTATCAGTAACAGGAATACGACTCAAAGGAACACGTCCAAATTGAGGATCATCAACAACGACAAAGCTATCAAGAGCTTTAGCTGAAAATTCCCTAGCAAACTCATTCTGTGGTGTGTTAGGGTTGTCTTGTTGTTTAACGTCTAGGTGGGGACCAGTAGAAGTAGGTCCAATGTTGTCTGTAATGTAAGCAAGGGTGGGTCGCATAAATGCTTGGTTACGTGCAGGAGGTGCTGGTTTATATGGTTGATCAACATTAACACCCATCTGCTGCATCACACGAATGATCTTACTAGGATAGGCAGCTTCACCGCCAGCATAGCCACCAGCTGCAATAGCTTCAATAGCTTGACGTGGTGTCTTAGCTTTAGCTAGACCAGGAGCATACCTAGGATCAGTCATTAGGTTCATGAAGTCCTTAGCGGACTCAAGAGGTGAAGCGTAGTCCCTCCAATAGGAACCATTCTTCATTGTACCTTGACCAGGACGTGCCTTAATGTTAAAGACATTATTCTTACCTGAGGTATACTTACCCCAGCCAGACTCCAATGCCCACATAGCAGCCATTACCTGAGGGAACTTAAACCCAGAGGCATTACCAAGAGCTTGTACATCAGCATAACCACTGTTACCTGTACGTACAGTAGCAGGGGCATTGCCGCTACCAATGATGGCAGTGTTGAGGCGATCTTGAGTAAGAGGTTGATCTAAGATACTACGCAGTACTGGATCGTTGATTTGGTTAAGCTGGTCTCTAAAGCCAGGTTTTACTTGACCTGTAAGGCCTGCTGCCTTAAGCTGTGCATTAAGGATCTGAACAGGAGTCATGCCAGGTACTGCCCTAGACAAATCAGTGTAGATCTGTGGGATGGAGATTGGCTTACCGTTAGTAATACGGTTATTGATATCCTTAAGTAGAGCAGGACTAGCCAGTACTTCAGTGTTAATTACGTTGCTGTTAGCACGTACCTTCTTAACAACTTCAGAGGTAGTAATGACATTAATAGCAGCAGGAGCACCAGGATGCTTACCAGGAGTGAAGGCAGCATAGAAGGCTTGTGTTTGGCCTGTCTTTGCTTGAGAGGAAGCAATAACAGCAAACGCACCTTTCTTAGTTTCAATAGCAGTTAGAACATCTAGACGTGCTTTATTAGCAGCAACGCTAGGTTCCATTGTCTTAGCGTACTGCTTGAACTTCTGGTTGTATAGCTTAAGGGCATAATCAGAAGCACCACGTAGGCTATAGTGAGCAGCACGGTTAGTGCTATCACCAATCAGGTTCTGCTTAAGTGCATCAGTAAGCTCACCTTTAATAGTCTCTTGTTTGATACCAGAATCAGAACGTTGCTGGTCTAACTGTTGAGCACGGTTACGCCATGTCTCACGTACCTCAATAGGTACACCAGGTTGATCAACATCATCAGCAGTTAGAGTTCCTTGTTCGTATTGCTCACGGAACTGTTTACCCCAGAAGTCAGCATTCTGTTGTTCCGTAGTGAAGGCAAGGTATGCTTGGAGACGATCAGTAGAAATACCCTTTGTCTTAGCTTCCTTGATAATAGAAGTAAGGGTCTCTTCATTGGGATTGTTGTTCTTTACCCAATCAAGTAGCTGGTTCTCTTGCTTCTTATTCTCCCTTCGTTCCTGTGCTTCAATAAGTTGGAACTCAGACTCTTGATCTTTCTTCCTGGAATTAATAAGATCATCAACGTCTCTAGGGAATCGATCTCTCCAGCTACCTTGATCAGTTTGAGCTTCACCGAGAATACGTTCTACATCAGCATCAGAGTAGCGAGTAGTATCGCTAAGTTCCTTAAAGATTTCAGACTTAGCAACTGCATTACCAACAGGTGTTACACCATCTTCTCGATAGCTACGTGCAATAGTCCTAAATGCCTCTGTAAGGCTTTCCCCACTCTTATTACGAGACAATGTGCTAAGGGCATCGTCACGCATCATAGAGGACTTATTGACGACATCAGACTTCCTAGCTGACTCAATAAATGAGTTATAGGTTCCACGCATCTTCATAAGAGCAGGAGCCATGAAATCAGCACTTAGCCCGAAGACACCATTCTCCTTTAGGAAATCACCAAAGAGGCCTTGCATAGCTGCAGTGCGTTCAGCTGCAGTACTAGCTCCCATCTCATCCAGCTTAGTCTGAGCATAGTTAGGGAACTCAGCGGTGATGATCTCCATGTGAGCCTTAAGGCGGCCATAGTCACGCGCCTTATTACCAGACAAGAGATTAGTAACAACGTTTGGATCTAAGCCTCTAGATTGGAATCCTTCAGCAATTTGATCTTGTGCTTCACCTGATTGCTTGAGTAGTGACTCAACATTAGATACTGCCTGCTGTCGTTCTGGCGTCAATCCACCAGTTGCTACTTCCATGTAGCCAGCAAGCATATCAGATTCATCTTTTTGTTTACGGTACTCAGTGAGACCTTCACTAAGTGTAGTGCTAAATTTAGCAAGACTTTCAAACGTAGCTTGTGCGTTCTTACCACGCTGTAGCTCACTTTGAATCAAAGTCTGTGCATTCTTACTGATAGCTTCTTGTCGTTTATCAGCAAGTTTCTTTTCCCACTGATAGTTTTGATCACGATCTCGTGCTTCAATGCTGAGCTTACGTTCAAGACCAGCACCGTATTCGTCTCTAACCTGTTTAATTTGCCTACGGTTATCCTCCATACCACGTATGATACGGTTGTCTCGTTCTTGCATTCTAGCAAGACCTTCCGTAGGTGCTTTAATAGGATCGAAACCTAAACTCCGGGCGTACCCTCTGTAATTTACTTGATCCATTTATTCCGAAGAGTTAATTAAAAACCAAAATCCAGGGACATGTTCCTTGCAAAATTACTCGACCCCAATGAGCCAAGATTGCTTTGGTTAGATGCTCCTCCAAGACTAAAATTGTACTTACTTCCAGAGCCAATAGCACCAGCAATGCTACTTAACCCTTGAGTAGCTGCCCCCATCCAAGACCCAGCAGAAGATGCCATAGCACCTTTAATTGGTTTAGGACCGAAGTCAAACTTCTTAGGTTTACGTGGCTTAAGGTACTCAGCACGTGGTGTAGTGAGAGGCTTAGGCGGTGTGGGCATACGATCAGGACGTAGCATACGATTAGCTTCTGCTGCAAGATCAGCACCAAACTTATCGTTAGCAATCTTACGTAACGCAGCTCCCGTATCAGCCTTAGCACTCAGTAGAGATTCAGCTAGGATTGCTTGGTTACGGCCAAGAGCAGCAAATTGAGCTTGCTCTAACTTCTCAGCACTTCTGCCTTGTTGGCCTCTAACAGCAGCAGCCCCTTCAGACTGCAGTGCTTTAATAACAATATCTTGATTTTGAAATGCTAGCTCTTTGGTGGTATCTTCTAGCTTGCGGTACTCAGCTTCATTAGCGGCAGCTTGTGCCATCTTATTGAAGGTGAGCTGTTGCTTAAAGATCTGTTCAGACTTAGCGTATTGCTTCATCTGAGAAGCGTACTCAAAGTCCTGAATCTTTAAGTTGTACTGCCAATCTTGAAGATTAGTAGCATCTTTAAAAGCAGCTAGTGTCTCTTCATTCTGTTCATTAAGGCGCCACTGTTTTACACTATGCCTGTAGTCAGCTTTGGTACTTTTCTTGCCGTACCTCCATGACTGCATGTTGTATTTATGTTGCCTTTCAATGGCTGCATTTTGTGCATCAGCTTCAGCTTGACCAGCTAGACCACCAAAGATTGCACTGCCTATTCCAAGTATTGCTTCGATCATAATTAGGACCTCCTATAGAAGCCAGGTGAGTATTGCCCTTCCCATTGCATAGCCACAAGACTAACAGGGAATGGAGTATTTGAAGTTACTTTCATTGTATAGTTGTCTGGCCGTTGATAAATGGGAACTTTATAGACATAAGTATCACGGAATGGTGAGGTATTAGCTGTATAGAAATCAGCTATCTGAGCACCACCAATACTGGACCATTCAGGTCTACTACGATCTCTGATACTAAAGTAAATATCACCACCTAATCCTGTATAGAATGCCATACGTGATGTTGTGGTAACAGCAGTAAAGTCAACACCTGATTGACCCATCGAGTAGTAGTATCTAGGCAGAGTAATCTCCATGTTGTATTCATAGCCAACATAGATATAGTTACCTGTAACATCACCAGGAATAGTGAAGTATGTACCACCACCATCAGTAGCTAATGTGGCTACGTTAGTATAACCAGATTGTGTGCCTGGGCTGCCAACCTTAAGTAGACCTACCACAAACTTGATTACCTTGGTGGTATTAAAGTAAGTAGGTAAGTATACCTTAGTAACAGAAGTAGTGTTACTATAGCTTGGAGCAGTAGGAGGCGTAGGGGATACCATAGCAGCATCAGTTACCTCACACCATGAATCCAAGTAAGGATCAACAGTGTTTCCAAGGCTATTGATAAGACCACCAGTACTAGGTGCTA